TGATGAAAATCGAATCACACGTTACATCGGAGAATTATTCACTTGGAAGAAAGGACGGATACGAGTGGCTCACGTTACGAGCTATTGGGTAGGTGGCCGAGAGGTTAAAGGCGGCAGACTGTAAATCTGCTCACGTAAGTGTACGAAGGTTCGAATCCTTCCCTACCCACCATATATTCAGCTCTTATTAGGCGCTGCTGGGAGATGCTCGGCGGCGTAGAGATCTCCCTAATGAGGGCTGAATATATGGAATAAAGCGCACTATAGTGAAAATAAACGTGTACATTCGGCTTAATTCATGGTAGGATATACCCAGAATCAAAAAGAGATTCTCCACTACATTATAAATAAGTAAATATTAGAAATATGAAATTAGTAATTTTATTCGGAGCTGCGAGCCTTGTTTCGCACACAGCATTTCTCAAAAGTGACAGTCCCATGGCCCCATCCGATGTTCCAAAAGTTCTTGAAGTTCTGAGGACTGAAATCGTTATGTTGTATACAGATCAACCAATGCTCATTAGGCCCGAGGCTATCCTCGTCAAGCCGAATATCGATTGGGATGACCAAATGATTGACGGCGTTAAGTTCTTTGAAGGATATAAGATGCGCGCATATATCTGCTCAGGAGGTGTTAAGACTATCGGGTATGGGTGCACCGACATAAAGGTGGTCTCGAGGGGTAAGATCAGTGAGACACATGCTGAAAAACTATTAATCGAACACCTTGCCGAAGTCAGAGAGAAGGTCGTTGATAATGTTACTGTTGAGCTCACTGAATACCAACTGAACGCTTTAACGTCATTCGCCTTTAATTGCGGAATGAGCAATCTAAAACGTTTGGTCGAAGGTGAAGACAGACTCAACAGTGGAAATTACAAAAGCGTAGAATGCATTCTCCCACAATACCGCATAGCCGGTGGAAAAGTTCGTAAAGGATTAGAAAAACGGAGAAAGTGGGAATTATCTTTGTGGAAAGGTACTCCTAGTATTTAGAATACTATAAGTATATACAGGTATGAAATTTACAGGAAAGAGTGGAATCGTCAAGGAAGTCCAATCGAGTCTCGGAATCGACGATGATGGAGTTGACGGACCAACCACTTGGAAAATGATTTGGGAGAATTTGGTCCACGAAGAAAGTGTCAAGAAACCTGAGCCGCCTGCCCCTCCAGCTCCAGCCCATCCTCGCGTTAACGATTATCCTGAAGTGTATAAGGCTAGCCCAAATCAATCTAGGACTATTAAACCGAGGTTTGTCGTTCTCCATCACAGTAGCGGTAGTCACAACGGTACTAAATCGTGGATTTTAAATCCTGTATCTCAGGTTAGTTACCACTATCTTATCGCAGGTGACGGTTCAAGAACTCAATTTGTCTATGATACTAAGAAGGCATGGCATGCTGGCAAATCTAATTGGAATGGAATCATTGGTTTAAACAGCTACAGCATCGGCGTTTCTTTCTATGGAGACACGTACAAACGAACTCCAAACGTTGTCGAGATTGACTCTGCAGCTAAGAAGTGTATCTACCTTATGGACAAATTTGATTTCGGTATCGATGGGATTCTTACACACGAAATGATTTCTCCTGGTAGGAAGAACGATCCTTCTGAGGAAACATACGAGCTCGTCATTGCACGAATCAAAGCGCTTAGTGCCCAATAAAAAGAGCCACTCTAAAATAGAGCAGCCCTTTGTTTTTAATTAAAGCTTATTGGTTAATAAGCATCTCTCTGAATGCATAATCAGAATGAAACACTTGGCCTCGACCGTTCAGAGTTCCTTCTTGGAACTGGTATGTCTGACCATCAATCAGATGAATCTGAGTCGGATCGTAGAGCGCCGAGTTGTTTAGTGTATCTTTGTTTTCTGACCAAGAGTCGCTTGATCCGCAACTTACCAGCAGCATCAGCAGAGGAAGCAGCAATAGAATCGATTTCATCTTCTATTTTGTCTATATAGGTTTCTCGCTTCCATTGTATATGAGTTGCATATGCCTTAAGCGCTGCAGTAGCAGCAGATAGTATAGCTTTTACCCACATACAACGTTTATTATTTGTTTTTAGCTTTACCAATATTGAGTGCTAGCAAATCAATAAGACTATAAAATTTAGCCATCAATGATCCCTTCCTCGGGGTGGGTGTGATAGCAGCGATAGAAGATGCAAGAGCGATTGCTGCTGCTGCGACTCCGAACCATGGTTGGTCTTGCACGAATTGTAGTATTAGTTCCATATCTTTTATTTTTCTTTCTGTTAATGGATAGTTTGCATAACCATCCTTAATTCTATTTATACTCTAGATTTTTTCAAGAAATGCTCCCATTTTCACCTCCTCACGAAAAAAAGCGCAATTCAACTAAAAAGAGCATGTACAACCACTTATTTTTATGGTAGAATAGTCTCATGCGAACGAAGAAGAATAGGAAATACCTCAAATCTGGAAAGGTTGCCTCACTCGATTTCAAATTTACTGGTGAGGAACCTTCGTGGCACAATTGTGCCGAGGAAGATTTATACAACAAGCTCAGCAAATGCCTAAACTTCTATAACTACTATCTCGACCGCGACGACTATATTCCGATCATTCAAGAATACATGAAGAATAATTCATATTCAGATGACGATATCAACACAATACCTATTGTTCCAAGAACGAGTTTCATGCTTAATATCACTGGAAAACTTTGCCGCTGTTATAATATGGGCATGCCTGAATTCGCAGGTAATCTAGACATGGTCAAAGGCAACATAACAGATTTAATCTCAGACGCTAGACACGAAATGCTTCTTAGAAAATCACTAGTAGTTAAAACCGTCGATAAGCCAGCAAAACCAAATGTCCACGTTATTATGACTGAAAAGGTCAGAGTTTCTGTGCTGTGTGAGCTCGAAGTCATGTTGGATGAGTGGTGCGACGCGAAGGCCAAAATCAAAAAGATGCCTATCGCGTCAATGCTTCGAGGAGAGAACATTCCAGTATCATTTATTGGACCTGTTGTGCAGTGGCTTGAACGGCACAAGAGTGACTACACAGATGCTTACGAAAAAAGGTGTCCTGACATGGTCGAAGGTTTTTCATATCTTTCGGTGCCTCAGCTGCGTAATCGAATTAAAGCGATTGACGACATGCTAAACGAAATTATTCTTTACAAATCTTCAAAGAAAGGATCTCGAAAACCTCGAGTCAAAAAACCGAAATCTGCTGATAAACAAGTCTCACGTTTGAACTACCTAAATGAATCAGTAGAATACTGCATGCAATCATGTGATCCAACGCGGATCGTATGTGCTCAAACGATGTTTATGTTTAATACAAAATATCGGAAGGTAACAATATTTAAAGCGGCTGGACCAGACGGATTCACCGTTCAAGGCAGTACACTAAAAGGATTTGACGAAACCAAATCGTATTCTTTCACACTAAGAAAACCAAAAGAAGTACTACCGATTCTTGCCAGTAAAACCGAAAGGCAAGTTGACAAAGAACTTTCTGCGCTGAAGGCAAAACGGAACCCTGCTAAAGGCCGCATCAATAAAGACACAATTCTAATTAGAACACTATGACCAAAGAAAAAATTACGATCAATCCAGCTATAACCAAAGAACAATTACGTTTCGAAGTAGATAAGCTTGTATATGGCGACGGAATGACATACACAGAAGCAATCATTGAAATCTGCGAAAGAAAAGAAATCGATCCTGAAGATATGGCAAAACTCATTAAAGGCCCACTGAAAAGCAAGCTTGAAGTTGAAGCGATGGATCGCAATATCATTAAAAGAACCACATCAAAACTATACTAAACAAACTTATGGCGGCCGTAGCTCAGTTGGTAGAGCCCCGGATTGTGATTCCGGTTGTCGCGGGTTCAAGCCCCGTCGGTCGCCCCATAAACTATAATAAATCATGAAAACAATTGGACAACACGAAGTTAAAAAGCGCATTAAAAGAAAAGGCATTCATGCCAAGTCGAAAACGTCGAAACTAAAGAACTCAAAAAACTATAAGAAACCATACAAGGGTCAAGGAAATCGATGAATAGTGGTTATCAGGCATACCAAATTTACCAATCGTTAAAACTACACTTCACATCAAACTATGATGCGGTGAAGTACAACTACAAGACTGCTGTAAAACAAAGTAGTTTTGAGAAACGTAGAGATCGTTACTTTTTTGAGAAGCTTTCAAGACGATTTAGTAGAGATGAGCTCATACAATACTTCACCTCAAACTTAATTCAAAACCCAAATACTTGGATCGGGGATATGTGCGATGAGGTCTATGCCACCTATGTGGCGCGCCACGACAAACTCACGTATATGTTCGACCAAGATTTGAGAATTCTAGCTGGCAAAGGGTATTCATTTGATCAGCTGTGTTCAACCACTGAGGATTACTCTGCCAATCCTCTTTTAGAGGCTCTCCGCGCGCTCGAGATTCATCCCGAGACAGTAGTGTTAATGGATGTACTCGTCAACTTCCTAACACGTCTGAGAGCGCAGGTGAGCGATCCATTAGGGATCAACAAAGACACGATCGATATGCTTCTCAAATATAAGGCGATTATGCTCCAGAAGCCATTGCCTCAAAAAATGATCAGAAGCAAGGTTCTTATGTCATTTACATCTTGAGGAATTTGTGGTATAATAGCTCCTGTCAGTCAAAAACAAACAATAATATGAAAAGTAATATACTAAAACAGAAGGCAAAACTATTAGGGCAAAAGTTTCTAGAAGCTTGGAGCGCGTGCTCATTGATCATGGTGCAGGGAGACCTCTCAGCACTGAGTTTAAAACATTTTTTAATCGCAGCAGAGACAGGCTCTTTAACTGGTGTCGCCTTTGTAGCGATAAGCTTTACTAAAATAAAAAACAAGTATGCTCCAGTTTGGCTTACAGGTGTGCTTACTGCGATTGCAGACATTTTAGTTCACCCAACGCACTTTGGCCCGCATTGGGCTGAAGCTGCCGCAACCGGAGCTTTGGCAGCTTTCTTCGCGTTCATATTCACAAAAATGCAAAATGGAAATAGGTAACAAAGACTTTACCCCACCAAAATCATGAGTAATGGCGATGGATGTGAGTGTGCAGCGTATGGTGAATGTGAATGTGCATGTGGTGCAGATTGGACAGATCAAAGGGTGTATGACCTACAATATGAAGGTATTATACTTCGGAAGGCATTAGCTGACTTATTGGATGACTGTTATAAATTTAATGGGGGAGAGACGTGTTTCCTAACCGCTGAGGTTATGAAAAGAGCAGATGAAGTATTAAAGAAAATAAAGAGAGTATGAGCAAACTAATTAGAAACGCGATGGTCACGCCCGATGGCACCTGGCTACAGTCTTGCCACCGTCATGACTACGTAGAATATACTGATGCTAATGGCGAGGTGTATATGGTTGATGGTGGGTTAGACTATGTGCGACGAAGCACCAATGATTCTGCACCACCGGTAGATAAGTGCGTGTACGACGATAGCCCCCATGAGGAACAGCGTGAAGCTGCGATGTGGGGTACGTACGGTAAGAATGGTGATGAGCCACGATCATGCGTATCTATTGCCGATATGGATAAGTCTCACATTGAGGCTGTGCTTGAATCGCAA